ACGGCACAAGGGCAGAGCGCAGCCCCATCGGCGTTCTACGTCTCGAAGAACAGCAGCACCGGGCGGTCGATCAACGCGGCCGGCACGATCAACGCCAGCGGCGCTGACTATGCCGAGTATATGCAGAAGGCGGAGGGTTGCGGCCCGATCGCGGCGGGCGACGCCTGCGGCGTTGACGCGAACGGCGAATTGGTGACGAGCTGGTCGCAGGCGCTAAGCTTCGTCGTAAAGTCGGACCAGCCGGGGTTCGTCGGCAACGATAACTATGGCGCGCACCTCGGCGAACGCCCTACCGAGCCGACCGACGAAACCGCACACGACTTCGCGGTCGCGTATGACGCCTATGTCGCGGATCTGGCGGCGTTTGAGGACGCCCTCGAGGCGGCACGCGCGAACGTCGATCGGATCGCGTTTTGCGGGCAGGTGCCGGTGACGGTCAGCAGCCCGTTCGCCGTCGGCGATTACGTCGTCGCGACCGAGGAAAGCGGCGCGATCACCGCCGTCGCCATCCCGTCCGCCAAGATCACCTTCGCCCAGTATCGCAAGCGCCTCGGCAAAGTCTGGGCGGTGCGTGACGGGCGCGCGTGGATCGACGTCCAGCACGGCTGAGCCATTCCCGTACCCTATAGAAAGGATCACCCATGAAGATCACGATCGGCGAGTATGATGCCGCTTCCCGCACCGTCACCGCCACCTTCGCCAGCGGCGACGTCGTCCACGACCGCAGCGTGAACGCCTGCCACGACAAGTCCGGCGCGTATGATCCGGTCGCGACTGCTGCTCGCGTCGATGAGGTCGGCCGGGGCGTGGCGGTAAAGATCGGCCTGGGGGTTATCGCCAATGTCCCCGAGGCCGATCCGGAGCCGACCGCGGCGGAATGACCCTTCGGGTGTGGGATCGCATTCCACACCCGCACGACCGCGCGCAGGCCGGATCGCCGCGCCAATGTCCCGCGTCATGACCGCGCTCACCGATCCCCGCCGTATCATCGGCAACATCGTCCGCATCGGCACGATCGAGTCCGTCGATCTTGCCGATGCAACGTGCCGCGTGCGCGTGGGCGAGATCGTGACCGGCGATGTTTGCTGGATCGTCCAGCGCGCCGGTAACACCCGCATCTGGTCGCCGCCAACGGTCGGCGAACAATGCCTGCTGATCTGCCCCGAGGGCGACACCGATGGCGGCGTCGCGATCCTCGGCCTGTTTTCCGACGCCATGCCTGCCCCGTCGAGCGACGACATCGATCTGATCCGGTTCGGCGACGGCGCGATTCTGTCCTATGACGCGACGGCGCACCTGCTCGTTGCGCAGCTCCCCCCAGGCGGAAAGATGCAGGTCGACGCGCCGGGCGGCGTGACGATCACCGGGCCTGTCCAGATCACCGGTCCCGTCTCGATCACCGGCAACGTCGACATCACCGGCAAGGCCACCGCGAGCGATGACGTGGTCGGCGGTGGCAAGAGCCTCAAGAGCCACAAGCACATCGGCGTCCAGACGGGCGGCGGTGTTTCGGGAACGCCGCAGTGAACGGCATGAGCGCTGCAACCGGCAAGCTGCTCGATGGCGTCGCGCACATCCGCCAGTCGATCGGCGACATCCTTTCGACGCCGATCGGCACGCGCGTCGCCCGGCGCGATTACGGGTCGCTGCTTCCCGAGCTGGTCGACCAGCCGATGAACGCGCTCGGCCGCATGCGTCTGATGGCGGCAACCGCATTGGCGATCCAGCGCTGGGAACCGCGCGTCAAACTGTCAGCCGTCGCGATTCAGCAGACCGGCCCCGCCGCCTTCGCCGCGGTGCTCGACTGCCAGCGCACCGACGTCACCGGTCCGAACGCCCACGCCCGTCTCACCGTCCCGCTGCCGAGCAGCAGCATCACCGTTTACGCCTGAAGGAGCCACCATGCACGGCATCACCATCACCGAACAGACCGAGGGCGCGCGTTCGCTCGTCCTGACCGCAACCGCGGTTATCGGTCTGGTTGCGACCGCGACCGCGCCCGCCGGTGCGGCAACGGAAGCGCTCGACGCGGCCTTCCCGCTCAACCGTCCCGTCCTCGTCGTTGACCTCGAGGCGGCGATCGGCGTCGCCGGCACGACCGGCACGCTGGCATCGACGCTCCGCGCCATTGCCGATCAGGCGAAGGCGCCGGTCGTCGTCGTCCGCGTCTCGGCTGGCGCGGACGCAGCGACGACCAGCGCGAACGTCATCGGCACCACCGTCAACGGTGTGAAGACCGGCATGCAGGCGCTTCTGTCGGCTGAATCGCAGCTCGGCATGAAACCGCGGATCCTTGGCGCGCCAGGTCTCGACACGCAGGCGGTCACCACGGCGCTGGTCGTCATCGCGCAGAAGCTGCGCGGGTTCGTTTACGCCGCGGCGATCGGCGCGGACATCACCGCGGTGGTCGCATACCGGGCCAACTTCGGCGCACGCGAGCTGATGCTCATCCATCCCGACTTCATTGCTTTCGACACGCGGGTCGCCGCCAACGCGACCAGCTATGCCGTCGCCCGCGCGCTCGGCCTTCGTGCCCGCATCGATCAGGAGCAGGGCTTCCACAAGTCGCTGTCCAACGTGACGGTCGAGGGCGTCGTCGGTCTCACCAAGGACATCCAGTTCGACGTTCAGGATGCGAACAGCGACGCCGCGCGCCTGAATGACAAGCAGGTCACCGCGCTGGTCCGTGCCGGCGGTGGCTTCCGCTTCTGGGGCAACCGCAGCTGTATCGATCCGACGTCGCCCTTCAGCTTCGAGACCGCCACGCGCACCGCGCAGGTCCTGCTCGACACGATCGGCGCGGGCATGATGTGGGCGATCGACAAGCCGCTGCGACCGAGCCTCGCCAAAGACATCGTCGAGACCATCAACATCTCGATCGCCGGCATGGTCACCGCCGGGCAGCTCATTGGCGGCAAGGCGTGGTTCGTCGCGGACAAGAACCCGGCGTCCAGCCTCGCCCAGGGCAGGCTGTCGATCGACTATAATTTCACGCCGGTCCCGCCGCTCGAAAACCTGCTTCTCACCCAGCGGATCACCGACACGTATCTCGCCGACTTCACCGTCGCCTGATCGCCCCCGCTTCCCAGATCCGAACTTAGGAGCCGACCATGGCACTACCCCGCAAACTGAAGAACATGAACCTGTTCAACGAAGGCCGTAGCTATCTGGCCGAGGTCCCCTTGGTCACGCTGCCCAAGCTGACCCGCAAGCTCGAGGAGTATCGCGGCGGGGGCATGGACGGCACCGTCAAGCTCGACATGGGCGCAGACGCAATGGAGCTGGAATTCACCGCCGGCGGGCCGCTGCGCGACGTACTGCTGCAGACCACCGCCGCAGCGATCGGCGGGATCTTCCTGCGCTTTGCCGGTCAGTACCAGAACGATTCGGCGGGCACGTCCGACGCCGTCGAGGTGACCGTGCGCGGTCGTCACGAAGAGATCGACATGGGCGAGCAGAAGGTCGGCGAGGGCGGCGAGTTCAAGGTCAAGATGGCGCTCGTCTACTACCGCCTCGAGTGGAACGGCGAGGTGCTGATCGAGATCGACGTCCTCAACATGATCCACATCGTCGGTGGCGTCGATCGTCTCGCGGACATGCGCGACATCATCCTGTGAGGAAGCCCCGGCGCCAGCGCCGGGCTTCATGATCCTCCCCGCTTAATCCACGGAATTTCCCATGACCGACACCCGCCCCGAACTCGCCACCGTCAATCTCGACTTCCCCTTCACCCGCGGCGATCAGACGATCGACAAGGTGCAAGTCCGCCGGCCTCGCTCGGGCGAGCTGCGCGGCCTCAACATCGCCGATCTGGTGCAGATGAATGTGGCTGCGACCGCCAAGCTGCTGCCGCGCATCACCATGCCGCCCCTGACCGACACCGAGATCAACAATCTCGATCCCGCCGACCTGACGCAGTTCGGCATGGAAATTCAGGATTTTTTGTTGCCGAAAGCAGCGAAGGAACAGGGCTCCCAGGACTGATCGACGACGCGATGGCGGATCTCGCGATCGTTTTCCATTGGCCCCCCGCCGCCATGGACGAAATGATGATCGCCGACCTGATGCGCTGGCGCGCGCGCGCGGCCGAGCGGCACAACCCGGAAAGCTGACGCCATGGACCGCAACCTCCGGATCCGCATGCTGCTCGAGGCGAGCGACAAGGTCACCAAGCCCTTGCGCGATATCGTCGGCGGATCCGCGAAGGCGGCAGCGGCCCTGAAGATCACGCGACAGGGGCTGAAGGATCTGAGCGCGCAGGCGCGTGCCATTGGCGAGTTCAAGCTCGGGCAGGTCAAAGGCGGCGAGATGTTCGCGCAGATCGACGATGCCCGCCGCCATATCCGGGGCTTGCGCGACGAGATCGCGCGGACCGAGACGCCGACCAAGCGCATGACGAACGCGCTCGCCGCGGCCGAGGCAAAGGAGCGCAAGCTCGTTGGCGCGAGCGAGGAACACAGCGCCCAGCTCGTAAAGATGCGGGGGGCGCTGACGTCGGCCGGTGTCGATGTGCAGAACCTCGGCGCGCACGAGCAGCGCCTGCGCGACAACATCGCCGCAACGACCGCGACGATGGGCCGGCAGCGCGCTGAGTTCGACCGCCTTGACGAGCGCCAGACTCGCTTTGCGAGGGCGCGCGCGGGGTTCGCGCGGACGCAGAACATGGCGACCGGGATCGCCGCGGGCGGCGCGGCGGGCATTGCCACAGGTCGAACGCTGGCACGACCGATCCTCGGTGCGGTCGAGGACGCGCAGGCATATCAGTCGGTCATGACCGACATCGCCCAGAAGGCGGATCTCGGCCGCGACCGTGCCGACCGCATGGGGCGCAACCTGCTGGCGGCTGCGCGCGCCGCGAACCAGATGCCGGACGAACTTCAAAAGGGCGTCGACACACTGGCGGGGTTCGGCCTCGATCCGACCAAGGCGGTCGCGATGATGAAGCCGATCGGGCGCGCGGCGACCGCGTACAAGGCCGAGATCGCCGATCTGTCCGCCGCGGCGTTTGCCGCCAACGACAATCTGAAGGTGCCGATCGAGCAGACCGGCCGCGTGATCGACATCATGGCGCAGGCGGGCAAAAGCGGTGCGTTCGAGATCAAGGATATGGCGGGTGCGTTCCCGGCGCTGACCGCCGGCTATCAGGCGCTCGGCCAGACCGGTACCGGCGCGGTCGCCGATCTTGCTGCGGCGCTGCAGATCGCGCGCAAGGGTGCGGGCGATTCGTCGACCGCGGCCTCGAACGTCGCCAACATCATCCAGAAAATCGCGTCGCCGGCCACGATCAAAGCCTTTTCCAAGTTCGGTATCGATCTGCCAAATGCGCTGAAGAAGGCGTATGCCGAGGGCAAGACACCGCTCGAGGCGATTGCCGAGTTGACGAAGAAGGCGACGGGCGGCGACGTTGGCAAGATCGGCTTCCTCTTCGAGGACGCCCAGGTGCAGCAGGGTCTCCGTCCGCTGATCCAGAACTTGGAGGAATATCGCCGGATCCGCGCGACCGCGGCCGGCGCGAAGGGCACGACCGACACCGACTTCGCCGAGCGCATGAAGGACTCGGCCGAGCAGACCAAGCAGCTCAAGATCAACGCGCAGGTGCTTTCGGTGTCGCTGGGCTCCATGCTGCTGCCGGCGGTCAATGCGATCACGCAGCGCGCCTCCGTTCTTGCTAGCGGCCTAGCGCGATGGACCGAACGTCATCCTGCGCTGGCCAAGGCTATCGCGATCAGCGCGGCGGTACTCGCCTTGCTTTTCATCGTCCTCGGCGGTGCGGCGATCGTCATCGCGGCAATCATGGGACCGATCGCCATTCTGAACGCTGGGCTAATCGCCATGGGCGTGGCGGGCGGAACCGCATCGATCGGGCTGCTGCCGATCCTTGGCACCGTCCTCGCGATCGTCGCGGTGATCGCGCTGCTCGCAGCGGCGGTATACCTGATCTACGCGAACTGGGGTCCGATCACCGCGTGGTTCAGCTCGTTATGGCAGGGGATCGTCGGCGTCGTCACCGGCGTCCTCGGCTGGTTTAGCGCTCTGCCCGCGCGTTTCGGCGAGTTCGGGCGGAATATGATCGCCGGATTGATCGGCGGGATCGTCGGTATGCTGGGGGCGCTGAAAGCGACGGTCGTCGGAGCCGCGTCGTCGGCCGCGAACTGGTTCAAACGAAAACTCGATATCAATTCGCCATCGCGCGTGTTCACCGGCTTCGGTGGGTTCATGATGCAGGGGCTGAGCAACGGAATTGAGCGAGGATCTGGGGACCCCATTCGTCGAATCGACCGTCTGTCGCGCAACCTTACCGGTGCCATGTCCGCCGCCTCGCTACGCCCGCCCGGTATGATGACTGACGAAGATGCACCGGTACGCCGGGTCGATCGTCTGTCGCGACGTCTCACCGCCGCGCTTGCGATCGGCTCCGCGCTGCCCGCGCTGACCCCCGCGACTGCTACCACGCCCGCCGGATCCGCAGCCTATGGTCGCGCGGCCCCCCCGCCAGCGCCGATCACGATCAACGTCTACGGCGCGCCGGGGCAAAGCGAGCAGGCGCTCGCCGCAGCGGTCGAGCGCGCCCTCGAGCGCTATCAAAGCCGCCAGCGTGCCATGTCGCGATCGTCCTTCTCCGACACACCTGATGGAGCCGACCAGTGAACATGATGGCCCTTGGCATGTTCGTCTTCTCGCTGCCGACGCTGGCCTATCAGGAGATGCAGCGCAAAAGTGCTTGGCGCCACGCGCGCAGCGGCCGGATCGGCGCGATCGACGCGACACAGTTCGTCGGCCGCGAGAACGATACGATCAGCCTGTCGGGCACCGCCTTTGCCGAGCTGATGGCAGGACGCGCATCGCTCGACGATCTGCGGGATATGGCGGCGAAGGGCGAAGCGTGGTCGCTGATCGATGGCACCGGGCGGGTGTACGGTGCCTTCGTCATCACCGGCATCAACGAGGGCATGAAGGAGATTTTCGCGGACGGCACGCCGCGCAAGATCGACTTCACCGTCGACCTGCTCGAGATCGCCGATAGCGCGACTGGTGCGGCGTGACCGCGGTCAACAACGTCCCCGACTTCAAGGTCACACTCGACGGCACCGACCTCACCGATCGTATCCGTCCGCGCCTGATCTCGCTGCGCCTAAGCGAGAAACGGGGTGGCGATGCCGACCAGCTCGAGATCACCGTCGACGATTCCGACGGCAAGCTCGCGGTGCCACGTGCCGGCGCAACGCTGACGGTACAGCTTGGCTGGTCTGCCGGTGCCGACGTGACGGTCGGTCTGGTCGACAAGGGCAAATTCACCGTCGACGAGATCGAGCATAGCGGCCCGCCCGACCAGATCACGATTCGCGCTCGAGCGGCTGACTTCACCAGCGCCATTGCCACCCGGCGCGAGAAGAGCTGGCACGACACGACGCTCGGTGCGATCGTCAAGGAGATCGCCGGTCGTAACAAGCTGACGCCCCGCTGCGCGCCCGCACTGGCGTCGATTGCAGTCAAGGCGATGGCGCAGACCCGGGAAAGCGATATTGCGCTCCTGCGCCGGCTCGGGCGAGAGAATGACGCCGTCGCGACGGTAAAGGGAGGCGCGCTGATACTCGCGCCCACTGGCGCGGCCACGACCGCGACCGGCGCGGCGATCCCGGGTATCACGATCCGCCGCGGCGACGGCGACCGGCACAGCTTCAGGATCAAGAAACGCGACGAGGCTGGCAGCGTCTCGGCCGACTGGCACGACCGTAAGGGCGCGAAGAAGAGGACCGTCACGGTCGGCACCGGCACCGGCGAGACCAAGCAGCTCGCGCGCACCTACTCGTCCGAGGATGCCGCCCGCCGCGCCGCGACTGCCGAGCAGGGCCGCGCCGCGCGCGAGCCGCGCACACTGGACCTCGGGCTCGCCCTCGGCCGTTTGGAGATCTACCCCGACCGACCGGTGACGGTTGCCGGTTTCAAGGCCGAGGTCGATGCAGTGAAATGGCTCGTGTCAGATGTATCGCACGAGCTATTCGCAGACCGCGGGTTCACAACCGCGATCACGCTCGAAAGCGCAGCTTAATTTAGCCAATATCAGAGCATTACCAGCCCGACGATTACGATCACGGATAGTATGCCAACGACAAACAAACAGCCCAAGTAGTTCGCGCATGACCGCCTGACCACTTTCCAATCGGTGGGCGCGTCGTAATCTACCATAAACCCCTTAACCCCCTGCAATGGTCGGCAAATTTACATCCTACGCCCGATGAAGATTACTCGCCCAACTATTCTAATCTCGTCTGGGGCGACTTCGTCAGGCGGCACCATGGGGTTGTCCGAAAGGAGCGCGATGCGGCCAGATGGGCGCATTCTGAGGCGTTTTATCATCGCAGCGTCACCCATGAGAACTGCCCAAAGGACGTCCTGCTCACGAAACCGATTCTGCGTTTTATCGATCAGGACGATGTCGCCATCCAGCATCGTGGGCATCATCGAGTCGCCGCGCCCGCGCGCGAAAAATAGATGAGCCGGCGGTGCATCGGTAAGGGTGGCAAGCCATGCCCGAGGAAACCGTCGCTGTGTGGTCTCAACCGATACCTGGTCTGTGTAGGTCTCGCCAAGCCCGAACGCCAAATCGATCTCGTCGATCGTAACAAGGTCTAAAATATCGGCGATCACGTCTTCGGTCGGAAGTAGCATTGCGCCCTCGTCCGGATCCTCAACCTGTCCTGCCAAGTAGGCTGGTGTCGTACCAAGCTCTTCAGCGATCCGGCCTATATTTGGTGAGCTTCGCGAGCTTCCGTTTACCAGCTTCCCGATAGCCTGCTGCGAGATACCTACCCGACGTGCCAGCTCCGCTTGGCTGATACCCTTTTCGCGCATGCGCAATGCGAGGCGTTCCATCGAAATCATTGCGTAGACCTACAACCAAAGTTTATTTTTAAAACTGAAGGCTAGATGTTGACCTACAAACATCTGTGGTTGTAGGTGGTTGTATGCACACGCAAGCAACCCCGTTCGAAGCGCTTCAAGCTGCCGTGACCCGCGCAGGGTCACAATCCGCACTAGCTCGCGTATGTGGCGTATCGCAGACCGCCGTGTGGAAGTGGATCCAGAGCGGCAAGCGCCTTCCCGCAGAGCTTTGCCTCGTTGTCGAGCGTGAGACGGGGGTGTCCAAGCATCTTCTGCGTCCTGATATCTATCCGGCTGAGCCGACCACCTATGCAGTACCGGAACAGGCGGTTGAGATCGCGTGCGATCGGCCGGCGGTTTCGCACCGGATTGCGCGCGCATGACCAATATCCGCACACCCCACACGTTCGCTGACGCCATGACGCGCGTCGCTGGGGTGCTAACCTTCGCGACATGCCGGAAGATCGTGAAACGGTCGGATCGGTGCGTACGCAACTGGTCGGAAGAAACCACGACCAAGCGGCCGACGATTGAACAGGCCCTCAAGTTCGATGTCGCATATCGGCTCGCAGGCGGGGACGGCTCCCCGTTCCTGGATGCATTCGCGCATCAACTTGACGTTATCATCACCGAAGCAACCGCGTGCCAACGGGAACTGGCAAACGATATCGCCACCTTCGCTCGTGAATCGGGTGAAGCCATCGCGGCCGGGCTGGCCGTTACCAATTCCAATGCCTCGGTGCGCGACATCTACCGCGCTGTCGCAGAGGTCGAGCACGCTGAGAGCGCGATAGCCGCGATCCGGCGTAGGCTCGCGAGTTTCGTAACGTTCGGCGCGGGGTCGAAAGCAGCGAAAATCGGGGGGACCCAATGACTATCTCGAAGCCTACCAAGCACAGAATTCCCGGCCTTTCCTGCCCGCATTGCGACGGTCCGGCTGGCATCCGTAACAGCGCGGCATTGACCACGACGGTTCGTCACATTCGCTATCGCTGCGAGAATGACGAGTGCGGTCACGTCTTCGTCGCCGAGCTGCAGGTCATTCGCACGATCGTGCCGAGCGCTCGCCCGAACCCGGAGATCCGCCTCCCTTTCTCGAACCCGAACGTCTGCCGGACGCGACCACTGCCGGCGAATGACGACACCCGTACACCCGCCAACGACGACGTCGTGACGTTGCCGGCAGCGACCACCCCCGTCCCTAGCTGATCCCCCGCGGCACCCGCCGCGACCGACCCCGCACTGCCTCGATCCACCCGGCGCGACCCTGTCGCCGGGAACGCCCTCCGCTTGTCCGAAAGAATTGCCCCCTCCCATGCGTTCAGATCTGCACAAAGACCTGCTGCTCCGACTGAAGGCCGACTTCGGTCTGCAGGTGAAGGGCACCTACCTGCGCGGCGGTCGATGCCCGTCCGAGCATGGCGGTTGCGGCAAGAAGGACGTACTGTGGTCCAACGCCGAAAAGCCGTGGATCCTGCGCTGCGGACGCGCCGATAAATGCGGCGAGACGTTCGCTGTAAAGTCGCTCTACCCCGAGATTTTCGACGACTGGTCGAAGCGCCACGTCAAGACGCCTGAGGCCCCGAACGCCGCGGCTGACGCCTACCTATCCCACGCCCGCGGTTTCGATCTGCTCGGCCTGCGCGGCCTCTACACGCAGGACGCGTATCATGATCGCAAGCTCGGCATCGGATCGGCGACCGTCCGGTTCCCGCTGCCCGGTGGCACCTACTGGGAGCGCCTGATCGACCAGCCGGGACGGTTCGGTGACAAGAAGGCGAACTTCGCGTTCGGCGGATCCTACAAGGGCGAATGGTGGTCGATGCTGCCGATCGAGCAGCTCGCCGCGGCCGACACGATCTGGTGCGTCGAGGGCATCTTCGACTCGATCGCGATGATTCAAACCGGCGGTCAGCCGGCGGTCAGCCTCATGAGCTGCAACAACTACCCGGAGAACGCGCTCGACGCCCTGCGCCGCGCCGCGGCCGACCTCGGCAAGGCACCGCCCAAGATCATATTCGCCTTCGATGTCGGCAAAGCTGGCGTCGGCTTCACTCGCAAATTCGTCAAGCGGGCGCGCGAGGATGGCTGGGAAGCCGGGGCCGCGCAGGTCCGCCCCGATGGCGAAGGCGAAAAGCGCGACTGGAACGATCTCGCGCTCGCCGACGAGCTGACCGAGGAACATCTCGCCGAGTACCTCTACAACGGTGCCGTCACGATCGCGACGGACGCGTCTGAAAAGGCGCTGCTGATCTACAAGCGCAATCGCTACGCGTCCTTCCCGCTCGTTTTTGGTGGGCGTCAGCTTTGGGCCGTCTTCTCGGTCGAGCGCATCAATCAGGTGCAGCAGCAATGGATGGAGAGTGACGACCCCGAGTTCGCCGCCTTCAAGGATATGCCCCCCCAGGACCGGTGGGATCAGGCAGCAGCCGAAGCCATCGACATCACCGAACTCGCCAACTGCGTGTTCCGTACCCTGTATTTCCAGAAGGACCCCGCGCTCGAGGAAGGCGCATACTTCCTCCGCGTCGATTTCCCCTCCGACCGCGCGACCGTGAAGGCGACGTTCTCGGGTTCGGCCGTCACGACCAGCGGCGAGTTCACCAAGCGGCTCGCATCCGTCGCGCCGGGCGCACTGTGGACCGGCACGCAGCCCCAGATCGCGCGCCTCATGCAAATGCAGTGGGGCAATATCCGGACCGTCGAGGCGATCCAGCACACCGGATACTCGGTCGACCATAGCGCGTGGATCTTCGGCGACATCGCCGTTCACAATGGTCGCGTCTTCAATCCCAACGAGGACGACTATTTCGTTCTCGGCAAGCGGTCGGTGAAGCTGCGCACGACGGATCGGCTGCTGCGGATCTCCTACGACGCCGACAAGCTCGATCTGGCATGGGTGCGCGATCTGGTCATGGCGTACCGCGGCAAGGGCATCGTGGTCCTCGCCTTCTGGGTCCTGTCGCTGTTCGCCGAGCAGATCCGCAACATGCAGGACTCGCTGGCGTTCCTCGAGGCGACCGGCTTGCCGGGCACCGGCAAGTCCACCCTGCTCGAATTCCTGTGGAAGCTGTACGGGCGCGCCAATTACGAGGGGTTCGACCCGACGAAGGCCACCGGCGCGGGCATCGCGCGCAGCATGGGGCAGGTCGGCAACCTCCCGGTCGTCCTGATCGAGGCCGATCGCGGAAAGGACAACCCGCACGCCAAGCGGTTCGAATGGGACGAGCTGAAGACGGCTTACAACGGTCGCGCCGTCCGCACTCGCGCCATCGCCAACGCCGGCATGGAAACCTTCGAACCGCCGTTCCGCGGTGCGATTGTCATCGCCCAGAACGACGTCGTCGAGGGCTCGCCAGCCATCACCGAGCGTATCCTCGGCATCCATTTCGACAAGTCGCACTTCAGCGCAGCCGGCAAGGTCGCGGCCGAGCGCCTGTCAGCGATGCCGATGGACGATATCAGCGGCTTTCCCGTCCATATCGCTCGCCGCGAGAAGGATATCCTTGAGCGGTATCGCGCCGCCTTTGCCCACCACGAAGCGGCGATGCTCGCGCACCCTGGCATTCGCAACGGGCGTCTGGCGAAGAACCACGCGCAGCTCGCCGCCATGCTCGACGCCATGCTGCTGGTCGTGAACATCGAACCGGCCGACGTCGGCGAAGCGCACCGCATGATCGTGAACATGCTCGAGCAGCGGCAGAAGGCCGTCGAGACCGACCATCCGCACGTCGAGTGGTTCTGGGAACGGTTCGATCACTTTCGCAGCCTCGAAGGCCCCTCGCCCGACAAGCCGATCAACCACAGCCGCACGCCGGACAAGATCGCCGTCAGCTTGGTCCATTTCGAGCAGCGCTGCGGCGAACTCAACCAGCGCATGCCGTGTGACGCCAACGAGCTGAAGCGCCTGCTGAAGTCGTCGAAAGCCCGCAAATTCGAGGCCGTGAAGACGGTCAACTCGGTCGCCGACAAGTCGGTGAACTGCTGGGTCTTCCGCAACCCCGACCACGCCCAATCCCCCGCGAACTGAAGGATCGCATGATGTTGCACGTCTCCATACCCGCGCGCCGCACAGGGAAGTCCCTTGCCGCCCGCATCATGACACCGGCCAACTACCTCCGTCTACGCCGCAAGGCGTCCGGCCTGACGCTCGAGCAGGTCGCCGAGCGCCTGATGCCCCGCGCCGGCTTCCGCCCCATGGTGGTCGCGTTCCTGCGGATCCTCGAAACCGATGGCTGCACTGCCAGGCATCGTGATCACATCGAGCGGCTGACGTCCGTCTTTCCGCTCGATCCCGACGTCTACTTCCAGCTCGTCACTGATCCCGCCAACAGCCTGCCGTCTATCTGCTCGGGCTGCGGGTGCTCGGCATACGACCCCTGCACAGCCGCTGGCGGCACCTGCCGCTTCGTCGCACCCGATGCGTGCGATCGGTGCCTGACCAACGCCAATCGGCGGGCAGCATAATGGCGAGCCTCCCGATCCACCCCATGACGTGCGGCTGCGACCGCTGCCCGCGCCCGGCCGACGACGAGGGTTTCCAGACCTTCGTCATGATCGTCAGCGGCCTCGGCACCGGTGCCATCCTGATCGGCCCGATCGAGGCCGTCCGCATCCTTTCCCCCCTCGTAGCGGAGTTGATCCGATGAACATGATGACGATGCGCACCGTGCGCGATGCCGGCGGGATGGTCCGCCACATGCCGACCGCGTTCGTGCCCAACGCGCCCGCCAAGGGCGGCAAGAAGGCGCGGGTCGTCCCCGATCCGATCAAGACGAACGGCGAGGGCACGGCAGAAGAGCTGCGCCTGCTGGTCGAGCGCTCCGAACGGATCGTTGAGGAGATCAAGGGTGCGCAGGACGATCTGAAAGACGTCATGGCCGAGGCAAAGGGTCGCGGGTTCGATCCCAAAGCGCTCCGAAAGATCATGGCGATCCGGCTGAAGAAAAAGGAGGAGTTTCAGGAAGAGGAAGCGATCCTCGAGGTCTACCTCCAAGCGCTGGGGATGATCTGATGATCGCGCAGAAAAACGAGCGCTTGTCTCACCTCGCGCGCGTCAGGGTGATCGTTCTCGCAACGGCAACTCCTTGGATCGCCGCCTTCGCGTGGTACCTTTCGTGACCGCCCCTCGCTGGCAGCACGATTACGAGCTGCTCGCCTGCGTCGCCACGCGACTGCATGTGCAGCGGATCGTCGGATATCCCGAGGTGGTCCATGCCGGGCGCATGACCGCCCGCGCCGCGGCCGATGGCATCCGCGTTATGGGTACGATCGCTTGCACATGGTGGGCGATCGCCGAGGGGCACCCTGAGGCTCACTGGACGCAGGACCCCGATCTAGGCGGCGCATGGCTATATGAGCGCATCGCTGCGCTGACGATCGCCGCACGCCACCCCCGCGCCGAGGCGATCGAGCTGCCGAACGATTACGATTTCGTCGGGTTCGCGGACGCGATCGACACGCTGATCTGGTGGGAAACCGCGCAGCCGAGCGCACGCCTAATCGCCGACTGTAACCGCGAGCTTCGTATGCCGGCGCGTCCCGCCGCGATCAGCCCGATCCCGCCCGTCGCGCCGGCCCCCCGCCCTTCCCCAATCGCGCGGGCCGCGTCGCGCGCCGGTCAACCTTTTCTGTTCGGAGTAGCAGCATGACCATCCAGACCACCCCGCCACGCTGGCGGAAATGCAAAGCGACGCTCGCGATCATAGTCGCAATCATCGGTGCCCCGATCGTCATGATCGCGCTGTTCGCCAGCCTTTCCGGGGGGCGGCGGTGAACCAAGACCCGATCCGGTGCGGGATCGCCGACGCGCGATCCATCACCGGGCTTTCCTACAGGACCATTCAGGATCTAGCGTCACGCGGAGCGATTCCCGGCGCATCTAAGCCGTCCGGCCGCTGGATGTTCGTTGTCGCGGATCTCCGGCGCTGGTCGACCCGCGTTAACCGAGCAACAGCATGTCCAACCTCTACACTCGCAGCGAAATCTACTGGGCGCGTTTCAAGGTCCGGGGGATCGAATACCGGCACAGCCTACGAACGCGTTCTAAATCGGTCGCAGAAAAACGGCTGAAGGCGCTCCGCCAGTCGATCGAAGATCAGGCGCTGTTCGGCGCCACTGGCCCCGTGAGCTGGCAGGATGCGGTCGTTTCATGGAACGAGCACATTGCGCGATCGATATCCGCGTCGACCTGCACCCGCTATATCTCCAGCCTCGGGCAGATCCGCACATGGTTAGATAACAAATCCGTCCAGGAGATAGACGGTGCCGTACTGCGCGATCTGGTAAAGGGTCGCCAGCGCCACGGCGTTACCAACGCGACGATCCGGCGCGATCTGACCGCGATAGCCAGCGTCCTTGCCCATTGCGTCGATGAAGGCTGGGTAGAAGAGAACGCCGCGCAAGCGTTCAATCGCAAGCGCGTGCCCGAGCGTCGGGATCCCATCCTGCTGCCGACCGACGACGATGTTGCCTATACGATCGGCCGCGAAGCGACGCGCTTCGGTGACATGATGCTGCTCGCACGCGAAACCGGCATGCGCCAAGAAGAAATTGCCGGCCTCGAGCACAGCTCGGTCGACATCAAGGCGCAGACGATTACGTTCATTGGCAAGCGCCGCAAGCTCCGCTCGATCCCGCTCTCGCCGGTCGCCGTTGAGCTTATCAGTCGCCAGCCGCGGTTCCTAAAATGCCAGTTCGTGTTCTGGCATATGGACGAGGACGCGGAGGGCAAGCCGATCGCATCGCGCTACCGCAACGTATCATCGAACTTCGGCGACTACACCGAGCGTGCAGCAGCTCGGGCGGCAAAGACGGATGTGCCCTACCGCCGTTTTCGTTTCCACGATCTGCGCCATCTCTTCGCCGTCGACTACCTCCGGACTGGCAAAGGCGGGATCTATGATCTCCAGCGGATCCTCGGGCATACAACGATCACCACGACGGAGGTCTACCTCGACTATCTTACGCCCGAACAGGCACAGGCGGCGCGAACGGGGGTGGCACAAAAAGGGGCACAGAAGCGACGGTCGGGGACCGACGACTAG